TTTCATCCAGAAAAAACTATTGCTATTCTAGCCAATAAAGGTGCTGTTGCACGAGAGATGCTATCACGTATTACTCTTGCGCTTGAGAATCTACCATTCTTTCTTCAGCCTGGTTGTAAAGCACTCAATAAAGGTAATATAACATTCGCAAATAATACAAAGATTGTAGCAGCTGCCACATCTGGTTCATCTATTCGTGGTCTATCTGTGAATCTCCTTTTCCTTGATGAGTTTGCTTTCGTTGAGAATGCTGCTCAGTTCTACACATCGACATATCCCGTTGTTTCAGCAGGTAAAGAAACAAAAGTGATTATCACATCAACTGCAAATGGTGTTGGCAATGTGTTTCATAGATTGTATGAAGGAGCTGTACAAAATACAAATGAGTTTAAAGCTTTTCGTGTTGATTGGTGGGATGTTCCTGGTCGAGATCAGAAATGGAAAGATCAGACAATTTCAAATACATCAGAATTACAATTTGAACAAGAGTTTGGTAATTCATTCCATGGAACTTCGAATACACTTATATCATCTAATACTCTTTTGAATCTAAAAGCTCAAACACCATTAACTGTGAGAAACGAAGTCTTTTTCTATGAGAATCCAATAGAGAATTGTCGTTATATAATGACCGTTGATGTTTCAAAGGGACGAGGTCAGGATTATTCTACATTTAATGTTATTAAAATGGATGATGATGGGTTTCATCAAGTGTGTACATACCGAAATAATTTAATTTCGCCGATGTTATTCCCAGACATTATTGTAAAAATAGCATCGCTGTATAATAACGCTTTAGTAATTATAGAGAATAATGATGCTGGTCAAGTTGTATGTAATCATGTATATTACGAATACGAATATGATAATACCTTTGTTTCTTCATCGATCAAATCAGATGGAATCGGAGTAATGATGAACAAGCGTGTTAAGCGTATCGGCTGTTCGAATCTAAAAGATATTATTGAACTAAGTAAATTACGTTTGGTTGATGCTAATACTATTGATGAGCTAACCACATTTGAAATTAGTAAAGGAAGCTACTCAGCAACCGTTGGAAATCATGATGACCTAGTTATGAACTTAGTCATGTTTGCATGGTTTATATCTTCTGACGCATTTGGTGACTTAAGTGATGTTGATCTTAAATCTTTACTTTATGAAGACAAAGTAAAACAGATGGAAGAAGATATTACACCTGTTGGTATTATTGATGATAAACCATTAGAAGGAAGTCATTCTATATACGAAGATATGGTTAATGACCTGAATACATGGAACAATCTCTAAAAAGCGTAAAGTATAAATAGAAACCTAACCGATTTGAATTACATCTTATAATGCAACTTATCAATCAACAATAACTGAAAAAAAGGAAAAAACATGGGTTTTCAAGTATCACCTGGAGTCGAGGTTAAAGAAATCGACTTAACTAATGTAATACCGGCGGTATCTACCTCTATTGGTGGATATGCAGGGTATTTTCGTTGGGGTCCAGTGGACACGATTGGTCTGATTAGTTCTGAAAAAGAACTAGCCGGAGCATTTGGTACACCAGACGCCGCACACACCGAATCTTTTTTGACTGCTGCTTCATTCTTGAAGTATGGCAATGCATTAAAGGTCGTTCGAGCCGGAGACGGAGGATCAGCTGCAGGAGGCGTAATGGCCAATTCTGTTGCCGGAACCTTTACTGAATTTGATGGAAGTATTGACGGGGTCACTATCGATCCTTCAAATCCACCAACTGAATTTGATGATTTATCTGCAGATCCAGGACTGTTAACATATGTTGACTCAAGAACTCTTGGAACAGGCGGAGGAGCACTTAGTGCTAATTACGATGTTAGCGCTACTAACTTAGCTATTAGTGTAAGTTCACCCCCTTCTGCTGGTATTATTGACACTCTCAGCGCTACTACTTTTGCTGGTAGTACTGATCCTCTTCGTCCGCAAGGTACTTATAGTGGAGTAGCAAGTACTGTAACCGCTTCTGACGGCGTAAGTGCTTCTAATGGTTCAGGTGCAACATTTGATGTTGTAGTTGATGCTACAACAGGTAATGTAAGTTCTATTACTATTGATGCTGCTGGTACTCTTTACTCTGTAGGCGATATAATTACTATTGATGATAGCGTATTAGGTGATGCTGGAGCTCCAAATGTAACATTTACAGTTGCTACATTAACTTCGGCTACAAGAAGCTTTACTTCTGGAAGTGGTGCTACTGATGACTTCACTGATGGTCAAGTGCTTGATGTGCATACTATTGACGGTGATAATACTAGTGTATTTTTTCAGATTCAAGTAAATCCTACTTCTATTAGTGATTCTACCGCGGTATTTACATTCTCCGCTGGTCTTGGTACTGGAAACTTCTTAAGTACATTCCCATCTTCCTTAACAACTACTACTGTTGAAACAGCAGGCGATGTTGCAGTTACTGGTTTATCAGTCACCTTCAAAATGAAGATTGCTGAACTAGAAATTACCGCAATTGGTTCTGGATATGTTGCTGAGATCGCTGAAACACAACTTCAGTTTATATCAGCTGGTACTTCTGCAAATCCTACAACCCTCGTAGGTGACCCAATCACTTCTGGATATTCATATACCCAAATTGATGATAATGTAGCTGCTGCTCAATATATCGCAAATGAACAAAAGTTCGAGGATATATATCCTCCAGCTCCTACTACTCTTAAGGGTATGATGTTCTCGAGATATCCCGGCGCGCTTGGTAATTCCCTTGGAGTTTATGTTATTGATACTGCCACATGGGATGCAATGACTACTACTGTAGAAACTGCAGCTGCTGCTGGTAATATTGCTCCAGAAGCAGGTATCCTAGCTCAATTCGATGGTGCACCTGTGCCAGACCCAAATACTGCTTCTGAAGCTGGTAAAACATACGTTCACATTCTTATATTAGATAACGACGGTGGTCTCACTGGTACAGCTGGTTCAGAACTCGAAAAGTATTCATTCTTAGAACTTACTGAGGGTGCAAAACTTGCCGATGGTACAAATAACTATTATAAAGATGTTGTTAATGCTCAATCAACTAATATCTATATAGCACGTAATACTCCTGGTTCTCAAACACTATACACATTTAGTGGTGGTGCTGATAGCACTGCTTATGCAGCCGGTAATATTAATACTGCTCTAGATGTTCTAGCAGACACCGAAACTGTTGATGTTAATCTTCTGTTTGCACAGAATGAGCCTGGTACAGGAGCTAATACAGTTAGTAATAAACTAATGCAGATTGCATTTGATCGTAAAGATGCTATATCATTTATTTCCCCACCTCTTGTAGATACTGTGGGTAATACTGGTGTTGGTCAACCGATTGCAAAAATTAAAGCTGCATTATCTGGATTACCTCGCGGTATTGAAGGTTCATATGGAGTATTTGATTCAACTGCATTATACGTATACAATAAGTATGCTGATAATTACGTTTATATTCCTGCTGCTGGTCATATGGCTGGTCTTTGCGCTAAGACAGATGGTATTGCAGAACCTTGGTTCTCACCAGCTGGTTACAATCGTGGAAGTCTATTAGGTGTTACAAAGCTTGCTTTTAATCCTAAGAAAGCTGATAGAGACGAGCTTTATAAAGCTGGTATCAATCCAATCGTATCATTCCCTGGACAAGGCATCTTGCTCTTTGGTGATAAGACTGGTCAAGCAAAGCCAAGCGCTTTTGATCGCATCAATGTTCGCAGATTGTTCATGGTTCTTGAAAAAGCGATTGCAACAGCTGCTAAGTACCAACTATTCGAATTGAATGATGAATTCACTCGAGCGATGTTCAGAAATATGACAGAGCCTTTCCTACGGGATGTTAAAGGTCGTCGTGGTATTACTGACTTCTTGGTTGTATGTGATGAAACCAATAATACCGGTGAAGTGATTGACACTAACCGATTTGTTGCAGACATCTATATTAAGCCTGCTCGTTCGATTAATTTCATTACGCTTAACTTCATTGCTACTCGTACTGGAGTTGATTTCTCTGAAATCGTTGGTAAATAATTATAAATAAAGAAAGGAAATAACTATTATGGCTAACGTAGATAATTTTAAAGCAAAACTAATCGGAGGAGGCGCACGCGCCAATCTCTTTAAGGTTATTATTAATAACCCACCTGTTGGAGCTGGACTCGATACAGAGTTGCTATCATTCACATGTAAGGGAGCACAGCTTCCTGCAAGTGTTGTAGCTCAAATCGATGTACCATTTCGTGGCCGTCAGCTAAAAGTTGCTGGTGACCGCACATTCGAAAACTGGACAATCACCGCTTACAACGAAGATTCAAACGATGTAAGAAGTGCATTTGAAAGTTGGATGAATACAATCAATCAGCACGTTAATAACGAAGGTGCTAAATCACCTTCTAGCTATCAAGCGGACCTTATCGTCCAACAACTTGATCGTGAAAATGTAGTAACAAAAGAATATGCAATTCGCGGAGCATTCCCAGTGAATGTCAGCGCTATTGATCTTAGTTACGACGCTAACGATGCAATTGAAGAATTCACAGTTGAGTTTGCTTATCAGTATTGGGAGTCCAATACCACAAGCTAACTTATAAGAATAAATGAACTATCCCGCTAGGGCTTAAAAACCTTAGCGGGATTTTTATTATAAATATTATATATGGAATTATTTGGATATCAGATTACTAAAAAGATAGGCGCGAAAGAAGCTAAAAAAGATAAAGAAGTAGTATCTTTTGCCCCAAAGCCAGAAGATGATGGTGTTGCATCAACAGTTGCAGCCGGTGGATACTATGGACAATACGTAGATCTAGACGGTACAGCCACTTCGAGCGATAGAGATCTAATAGTTAAATATAGAGAAGCATCTCAACAACCCGAATGTGATTCGGCTATCAGTGATATTGTTGATGCTGCTATTGCTTCTGCACACCAAAGTGCACCAGCAAAACTTGATCTGACTGATTTAGATCAAGGTGATAATATTAAAAAATCAATCACTGAAGAATTTAATAACGTACTATCGCTTTATAAGTTTAATAAACAAGGCGAATCTTTCTTTAAGAAATGGTATGTTGACGGACGTATATATTTTCATGTTATTATTGATGATAAGAATCCGAAAAGGGGAATTTTAGAGTTACGCCCTGTTGAATCTCTCTTTATGAAAAAAGTAAAGGAGGTTAAAAAGATAACTGATACAAAGACAGACGCCACTGTGCAAAAGATAGTTAATGAATACTATGTATACTCAGAAGACTATAGCGGAACAGGTGCTGGTGTTGTAGGAAAATCACGAGAAGGACTTTCAGGAGTTAAGATATCAAAAGAAGCAATTATTAATGTAACATCTGGTCTTTTAGATGCTACACAAAAACGAGTAATATCATATTTACACAAAGCATTGAAGCCTGTTAATCAGCTTCGAATGATGGAAGATTCGCTGGTAATGTATCGTTATTCACGTGCTCCAGAAAGACGAATCTTTTATATCGATGTTGGTAATTTACCAAAAGGTAAAGCTGAAGAATATGTTCAAGGTATTATGAATAAGTATCGTAATAAACTTGTTTATGATGCTCAAACTGGTGATATTAAAGATGATCGTAGACATATGTCCATGCTAGAAGATTTTTGGCTTCCACGTAGAGAGGGAGGAAGAGGTACAGAGATTACTACTCTTCCAGGTGGAGAAAATCTTGGACAGATTGATGATATTCTATTTTTCCAAAAGAAGTTATATAAAACACTAAACGTTCCTCTAACACGACTTGAGTCAGATGACTCATTTAATCTTGGAAGAGCGAGTGAAATATCACGAGATGAAGTTAAATTCCAAAAGTTTATTGATCGTATTCGTAAGAAATTCTCAAATATATTGGTTGAAGCACTTCGGATTCAGCTTATTCTTAAAGGAGTAATTACTGAAAACGATTGGCAAGAAATCGGAGAGAAGATTAATATTGACTTTATTGAAGACAACTACTTTGCTGAGCTAAAGGAGTTTGAAATCATGAAGGAAAGATTGGATATGGCTTCTCAAATGGAAGACTTGGTAGGTAAGTATGTATCTACTAAATACCTTCGCCAATCTATTCTAAAACAATCAGATGAAGATATTGAAAGATTGGATAAAGAAATAGAGGACGAAGGCAGCGATGAACCAAATGAAGATGATTTAGATCTTTAAAACCACAATTATTATAAATACAGACTATGAAGGCATCAGATATATTTAATAACATTATTACAAACGATAAAGAAGGTTCCGAGAGAGCTTTCGAACAAGTAATTCAAGATAAGCTGAAAGATGCTCTTGAAGTTCGTAAGGTAGGTCTTACAGCAACAACTTTTAATACAACAGAAGAAGAAAACTAATATGACTATTCAACCTTTATCAAGCGCTGCAGCTTTATCAGATACAGCTAGTAATATTTCTGGTGCTAAAATCGCATATCTATATAATACTAATGCTGCAGGTGTTGTAGTTACAGTAAAAAGCGGTTCTACTACAGTAGGTACATTTTACTCTCCACCAAAAGTTGGAATCAATGTAAAGAAGGCAAGCGCAGAAACACTCGAAGTTGCAACTAGTGATGCTGATAAAGTATATGCAACTAAAAGCGGATTTACAAACTAATGAAATTAATAACAGAACATTTAGAATCGGTAAATTATATTACCGAAGCAAACGATAAAGGTGAAAAGAATGTTTTCATCGAAGGCGTTTTTATGCAAGCGGAGAAAGAAAACCGCAATAAAAGAATTTATCCTAAACAAGTATTAGCAGAAGCAACTGCTAAATATGTGAAGGAGCAGGTTAAAAGTGGTCGAGCCGTTGGTGAATTGAATCACCCAGAAGGCCCACAGATTAACCTTGATAAAGTTTCGCACCGCATTACTGACCTTAAATGGGAAGGTAATGATGTTGTTGGAAAAGCACTAATCCTTGACACACCGATGGGTAAAATTGTGAAAGGTCTCGTTGAAGGTGGAGTTAAGCTTGGTGTTTCAAGTCGTGGTATGGGTACTGTTGAGAGAAAAGAAAACAAAACATATGTTAAGGATGATTTTATTCTTAATACAGTTGACATTGTTCAAGATCCCTCTGCACCATCTGCCTTCGTTGAAGGTATTATGGAAGGTGTAGAATGGGTTTGGGATAATGGTCTTTTAAAGCCTCAACAAATTGAAGAATATGAGACAGAGATCAGAAAAGTATCTTCAGACCGCCTTTCTGAGGCGCAAGAAAATGTTTGGCAAGATTTCCTCTCCAAACTCTAATCTAAAAAGAAAGTAAATAAATGTCAGATACACAAGAAGATATTATCGAAGACATCACTGAAGATGCTTTGCTTGAAGATCAGGAGCTTGTGCAGGATACTGCCGAAGAAGTTACTGAAGAACAAAGCTATTCTGATGCAATTAGAAGTGTTCTTCTCGGAGAATCTAAATCATCTAAGAAAGAAGAAGAAGATGAAGAAGAGGAAGACGAGGATGAAGACGAAATGGAAGAAGGCTACATGAAAGCTTCTAAATCTAAGAAGAAAATGGAGGATGAAGAGTCCGACGAAGAAGACGAAGATGAAGAAGAAGAAATGGACGAAGCTGTTTCCAAAAAAGAAATGGATCATTCTAAAAAGAAAAAGGATGATGTAGAAGAAGACGAAGATGAAGATGAAGATGAAGACGATATGGAAGAACAAGCTCCAGTGCCTACTGCTTCTGGTAATGCTACAGATGCTATCATCGTAAAAGATGGTCCAGCTGAAGCAGAAAAGACTGCCAAAGATATTCAAAAATCAGAACCAAAAGCTGCTGCTCAACCAAAAGGTAAAGGCGACGCTAAAAAGGTAAAAGGTACTGACGAAGAAGATTCTGTAAAATCAGTTGAAAAAGCTGCAGACACTAAGCCAAGCGCAAAGCAAGAAGATCTTGATCTCCTTATTTCCGCTGAAGCAAATCTAACAGAAGACTTCAAAGCAAAAGCATCTGTACTATTCGAAGCAGCTGTATCTCAGAAAATCGTTGCTGAAAAAGCACGTTTAGAAGAAACATACGAGCAAAACCTTGTTGAAGAGGTTACTGAAATTCGTGAAAGCCTTATTACCAAGATTGACGACTATCTTAATTATGTCGTAGAATCATGGGTTGAGGAAAATCAAATTGAAGTTGACTCAAAGCTTCGTACAGAAATCGCTGAAGGTTTCATCAGTTCTCTTAAAAATCTATTTGTTGAAAGTTACATCGAAGTACCTGCAGCAAAAGTAGATTTGTTTGACGATCTAGAAAAAGAAGCTTCTGAAGTTAAGGAAAATCTTGAAGTAGCTACTAGCGAAATAAGCACCCTCTCTGAAAAGCTTGAGGTTCTTACTCGCGAGAAGATTATTTCAGAAAGCGCTAAAGATCTTGCTGAAACACAAGTAGCAAAATTGAAGGCACTTACCGAAGAAGTCGAATTTGTATCCGAAGAAGCTTTTGCTGAAAAGGTTGCAACTATTAAATCATCAGCATTCTCTTCAACATCGACTGAGATCGTAGAAGAATCAGATTCAGAAACTGAAGTCATTGTCGAAGGCGAAGGAGATATTAACGAAAATCTATCGAAAGATATGCAGAACTATCTCTCAGCTCTTACACAAATCAAAAACAACAATCCCAACGGTAAATAATTTACCACACTTACAACAATATAAAGAAAGAAATTAATATGTTTAACGCAGAAAATGATATCAAAAAGTGGGGCCCCGTGCTTGAGCACGTTGATGCACCCGCTATCCAAGACAACTATCGCAAGGCTGTTACAGCAAAACTACTTGAAAACACTGAAGTCGCTCTTAAACAAGAAGCTGCAGGGTTTGGTTCTCTTAACGAGGATGCTAATCAAATAGCTTCATCTGTATCGAACTTCAATCCAGTTCTCATCTCGCTTGTACGTCGTGCAATGCCTAACCTTATCGCCTACGATGTAGCCGGTGTTCAGCCAATGAGCGGACCAACTGGTCTTATCTTTGCAATGAAATCCCGTTACGGTGATAATACAGCATTCGGTCCTGTCGTTGATGGTACACCATTTAACGGTACTGCTTCTGGTGTAAATCAACCTGAAGCACTCTTCGACGAAGCTAACACAGCATTCTCTGCTGGTGGCGCCGATGCAAGTACAGCACCTACTCAAACTACACCTACACCTAATAACGCTGGTGGTGCTAGTACAGCAGCTGGTGAAGGTTTCACCGGAGTACAATTTGGTGATATGGGTTTCACAATTGAGAAAGCAACTGTAGAAGCTAAGACACGTGCTCTTAAAGCTGAATACTCAATGGAACTTGCTCAAGATCTTAAAGCTATCCACAATTTGGATGCTGAGTCTGAGCTTGCTAATATCCTATCGACTGAAATCCTTGCTGAAATCAATCGTGAAGTTATCGGTTCAATCAACAGCACAGCAGTCGTTGCTCCAGTTGGTTCCCAAGCAGGTGACGCAACAGCTGATAACACATTCGACCTACTGTCTGATGCTGATGGTCGTTGGGCAGTTGAGAAGTTCAAGAGCCTTCTATTCCAAATCGAGGTCGAAGCAAATAAAATTGCTAAGTCAACTCGTCGCGGTAAAGGTAACTTCATCATCTGTTCAAGCAACGTAGCTTCTGCTCTTGCAGCTGCTGGTTCTCTTGATTACACACCAGCTCTTTCAGCTAATCTACAAGTAGATGACACTGGAAACACATTTGCAGGTGTTCTTAATGGTCGCATGAAGGTCTACATTGACCCATATGCTACTGGAACAGATTCAGTAACAGTTGGCTATCGTGGAACTAATCCATACGATGCCGGTCTGTTCTACTGCCCATATGTACCACTCACTATGGTACGTGCAGTTGACGAAAACACCTTCCAACCGAAGATTGCTTTCAAGACTCGCTATGGTATGCAACAGAATCCATTCGTAGGTACTGCGTCTGGTATCGGTGATGCCGGTGGAAATGTTTACTTCCGCCGCTTCCTCGTTGGTTCTATCAACGTAGGTGAGGTATAATACTTAGTAAGTATTTAAACTTCTTAAGTGGAGGTCTTTCGGGGCCTCCACTTTTTTTGTATAAATACATGTATGACACAACTAACAGATAACTTTAATATGCTCTCCCCTACAGGGTTTAGAGTAACAATTGAATCACCTAAATTTTCGAATTTAGAATACTTCATTAGCGCTGTCAGTCTTCCAACAGTTTCTTTATCAGAAGTGGCAACTGATTTTAGGAATTACCAGGGGTTTGCTCCAGGTGATCAGGTTGTATATGATCCTCTTGATATGACATTTGTGCTTGACGAAGATATGAAAAACTATAACGAAGTATTCGATTGGATTCAATCAAATGCTGAGGAAAATGTTCCGACAAAATACGATCTTATATTGTCAATCTTAACAAGCCATAACAATTTAAATAAACAAATTAGGTTTATTGGCGCAATGCCAACCTCTTTAGGAGGAGTTGAGTTCAGTACTCAAGTTGATACAATTGAATACTTACAAAGTACAGTAACTATCAGATATGATCGCTTTGAAATAATTCGATAAAATTTAAACTATAAATAATTCTATACTATGATACTTGATGATATACTAAAAATGTGGGGTGAAGACGTTAAGATTGATGATCTTAACCTTGATTCAGAAACGGTAAAGTCTGCTAAATTGCATTCTAAATACCTTGAACTTTTTTCTTTAGCAAAGCTTCAATTAAAGAGAAATGAAATGGAGCTAGATAAAGTTCGTAAAGAGAAGTGGCTTTACTATAATGGTAAAATGTCAAAGGAGCAAATTGATGAACGATCTTGGAAGTATGATCCATTTGATGGTATGACTAAACCACTGAAGTCAGATATGGACATGTACTATAAGACTGACGAAGATATAGTTCGAATAACGAGTAAGATCGAATACCAAAAAGCAGTAGTAGAAACTCTTGAAGAAATCATGAACAATATTCGGTGGAGACATGGTCACATAAAGAATATCTTAGATTTCAAGAAGTTTACTTCTGGTGTATAATGATTAATATTAGGAAAAAAGACGAAGCCC